TGGCATCTGATTGCTGTATAAAAAATCGTTTATTGCTTTTTCCCGATTTTGTTTTGCGTTGGCTAGTTTTTTGTTTCGGTATGTTGCACCGCGCGCAGAGTTGCATGGCTTACATGCTGCAACGTATCCGTCTTCTATTGTTCCGCCTTTGTCTGATTCGACTAGGTGATCTAGTTCTGTTGCTGTGTTCTTTTTGCACCAATGGCAGATGGGTGAGTCGCGCAGTAGTTCTGCTCGTGCTTGTTTGTAGATCGTGGTGTCGTGTTCGGTTAGTTTGCGTGTCATGCTCGCGCGCTTCGCTTGCGCTGACGCGGCGCTTGCGCGCCTTGTCCTCGGTTTGTGTGAGTGTTGTTTGTTGTCGGGTTCATGTCGGTGCTTTCTCTGTTTGTTAACTGTATGTCATCTGCAGGTCAAGAGATGTGTGAATGCTCCACCCACCAGATTGCCCATCCTGGTACCCATTGCATTCAGTCGATTATGTTTACGACTCGCCTCGGCGCTTTGCCTCGCTCATTTCGTCTTGCATGATTCGAGGCGCACCGATCTACCCACGCTTTCCGTGTGTTACCCGATCACCTTGCGACGGTGTAGGTCGTGCTACTAGCCGATTGTTACTGTCTGGGATTGCTGAGAGTGTAGAGAATGTACTCCATGTCGCTTGGCTTCCAGACCGCTGCATGACAGCCAGCCATCTCACAAGCGTTTAGCCAAATCTTTTGTCCAGGCGTCAACTTGCCCTTCTCTGCCTTTAACTCAATAACCAACGGCCGACCGCCTTGAAATGGGTGCACCATAAACAGATCAGGGAACCCTGCATCGCCTTGCACGTTTGTCATCCAGCGTCCTCGACTGTTCTGTGCCGGAAGATCATGATGCACTAACCAGCCGTAACGCTTGGCAACGCTAATCACCATGTCCTTAAAATCGGTTTCGCTGATCTTCGGGTCAAGTTTCATCGTTTGCCACGTTTGCGACCAGAAATTCTGCGGGGGTCATCAAGCATAAGCATGAACAGAGTCAGGATTACTCCAAACAGAATGCCAATTAAATTCAGCCATATAAACAGCATCATTTCAATGCTTCAATTATCTTGCTGGCTTCATGTGATTTAAGCAGCTCTAAGACGGCGCTGTCATCGTTGAGTTCACGATGAATCATCTCTAGCAGCCGTAGGTCGTCTAACCCTGCATCCTTGGCAAGTTTTTTGATATAACCAATTTGCTTAGGTGTGGCAAAAGCACCGCGGGGTATGTGCTCTTGCGGTTGTGGTGATGTCGTTAGGCGCTCGACCTTTTGCATCTCGTTGCGTGACGGCCTAGGGCCACTCGCAGGGGCTTGTAATGGGCAGTTGGCAATAGCGCGACCAATGGCGCTGGTTTCACAATTCTCAACAAACGACGTGGCATTGACACCGCGGTCGCTTTTGATTTCTTCCGCGTAGCCCGTAGCGACTGGAACTTTGTCATCCTTGTCGGCGTACAGTTCGCAATAGAACACGCAAGCGTCTCCTGTGTAGTTCATCATGCACGTATAAACGCGCCCGTTCGGATAGGCAGCCCACCAGCGGACAAGGCGTTGCTCGACTGTCTCATAGTTGCTTAGGTCAAAGCCCATCAGATGCCAGCCCAAACGCTTAGACGTTGTGCATGGTCATGCGCGCCACCACGCTGGGCGTATGCCAGTTCGCCTGTGTTGCGGATAATGCCACGACGCGCAGCTGCATTGAGACGTCCTGCAATGCCCTTGGTAACTGGGAACTGGTCGCCCAGGTGCTTCCAAATGTCGTCAGATGTAAAGAACCCTTTTGTGCGTGCAACGTGCAAGATCGCAGCGTCAACCTGGTTTTGTTCAATCTTTGTCCAACGCGCATCAGCAGACGACTGTGACGCCAACATCCCTTGGATGAATGGCGTTTGTTTTCTTGCCGGCACTCGGCCGTCACATACGAAATGTGTTTTGCCTTGAATGTCTGGGTAGGCGATGGTTTCTTTGCAGATCGTGCAGGTTTTCATTGTCGGAATCTCGCTTGTCGGTTAGGAATGTGCTTGTAGTGCTTTGATTGCTAAGTCGAGTGTAGTCACATCGTGGAGTGGCATTGGTTCTTCTAATGACAATGAGTTCTTCATGCCTTTAAGACGTTGAATGATGCTTGCGTGCGGGTTAGTGCTTATGTCTGCAATTTCGTTTATCAAATTGAAGATTGCCATGTCGTGTTTTGTTGTCATCATTTGCTCCATTACCATTCGTCGGGTTTCTTCTGATAGTTCGCCTTGATTCCATGCACAGCCTTCACTCATTTGGTTGCACTCCATGGCCCCCAGCCGTAACCGTGTTTGTCAACGCCGTAATTGTAAATTGCTAACGCTGCGCGCAAATTAACATCAGCCTGTAACAAGTTTTCTGCCTCGGTGATAATGCCGGCATTAGTTAACCATGGTGTCCAAAATCCGTTGATCTGCATTAGACCGCGCGACCCACCGTTTGGGTCTTTGCTGTTGTAGGCGTTAGGGATGCAACGCGATTCCCTAAACATGACAGATTCGAGCACGGTGCGCTGATCGGCAGGCCAGCCAAGGTTGACGGCAAGCGCGCTGAACTGCTCACAAGCCGACGAATAAGGGTCAATGTAGATCGTTGAGCTGGTGGTCGTGGTTGGCTCAATTAGGTATGGCTGAACATCAAACGGCGCCAAAGCAATAGTCCCAGACGGGCTATCAGACGCGTCAGGAGCCCCTGTGAGCGCCGTAAACCCGAAAACCGTACAAAGCACTAACCCAATAATTTTTTCTGCAAAATAGTTCATCGTTTCTCCAAAGGTATGGGCATGCCCCATGATGAGGATGCCATTCTGAATGCGATTTGTCCCATAAGGAACTTTCCCGAGTCGGGGTTGGTGAAGATTTGCACCAAGATTTCTTGACCGTTGTCCATCACTCCCGTATAGACGCTGTAATCAAATATCTGGATGTCAGTCATTGCCTGTCCTTTTGTCGGTACTCCGACCCTAGAACATAGATCAAGCCTTGGGTGGGATTTCCCCGAACACCTTTAAGAATGCGGCTTTTACCCAGATCACCGAGTCGGCAGCCTGTGGAGAAATCTCAATGTGGAACCACCGCCCGCCAGGTGCACCTGACACGGTTTTGCTGTCATAGTTTTTCCAAGCCTGTCGGTCGCAACGCCATGCCGCGCCGAATTCTTTTGGGAAATAATCAATCACCATTTGTATGCCCAACTCATTTGCATTAGCAATCATTTTGTCAATAAATGCTTTAGCGTTTTTGCGTGTTGCGTTTGGGTTCTTTTCGGTTGTCGTAAATCCAGCATCCCACGCTCGACCTGTTGCATGGACACTTAGCGTTCCTGGCTTCCCTTTGACGTCGCGCTGGCCCCAACTTCCAAGATTGACAAACGCGCCATTTGAGTGCGCGGTCACTTGCTTAATAAACTCGTTCATGCCGGCACGGGGTGCTGGTGATGCACCGTCGGCGTTGCCTATGTAGTCGCGTGCGTTTGGCACGCCAGCCTTAGCTTTTGCTACTGCCACGACCAAACTTCATGTCTTTAGGATTAAAGTATCGCAATGCTGTTGGGCAGACCGCGCCGATTGCAGCTGCTAAAAGTGCGGATGGGTCGGTGTTGCCTGTTACCGCAAGAGCAACGACGGCAGCGAGCATTGAGCGACCGTACGACGCGAGTAGGGCTTTGTCTTTAGGCTTCAACATCTTTGGCTCCTTCTTTTGCTTTTGACTTTAGCCCGTTTGAGGCAACTAAGCCTGACAACGTGCCGGTCATAAATACGGTCAGGGTTGATAGCAGGTCTATAAATGCGGAGTCGTTAGGGCTTTGATGGCCGATCGGCTGGGTCACAAACATGAGCGCATAAACAAAACCGAGAACCGTGATGGCAAACACGCTGGCAAGGATGATTCCAACGATCACGATCAGTCGAGCGTGAAGCTCCTCAGGCTTGAGTCGTGGTCTCATAAATCAAGTCTCGAGTGCAGGTTCCAGATGGGTTGCAGAGTGGTGGTTCGCATTCTGGTTTCTGCCAGTTGGCTGGGTCTTGGCATGGGTAGCGATATGAGCCGTCATAACTACAGCCAGCGCAACCCCACAAGACGACTGCGACGAGCGCGGCGTAGCCGATGAGGTAACGCCATTTCACGAAGGATTTGGCAACAGCACCGACATGGTTTCTGTCCCTGTTGACGTGATGCCGTAAATGTTTTCGTTTGGTGGTAGTTGTATGCGCATTACTCCAGCTTCTTTATCAACATAAAATCCTGTGCTGGTTGTGACTGTTGCATTGCCTAAATAAACGATTCCGTTTCCGATGTTGTGCAACATGATTTCGCGCCAGCCAATCCATGCTGGGACGACCAGCGTTGGTGATGTTGTTACGGAGACTTCGATAGACCTCATGATGGTCTGCTTGGAAACTTGATTTTCTTTGGGTCTGTGTTGCTTGCTGGCAGGTCGCGCAACTTTTGACGGTAGGTTGCCCACGCTGCCTTGTCGGCTGTGCTGTCTGCTACTTGTGTCCAATCAGATTGGGCAAGTTCACGGTTACGCCATAAAC